TTATAGTCGTTACCTTTTTAGTTTAGATTTAACAGGTCTAACACAAAACATATCCCAAGGTTATATATCAGGTGGATGTAACAATACTTTAACCCACACATTAAGAATGACAAATACTTCCTTTTTTGATAAGGATTTATTGAATGATACGACATCACAAGGTAGAAGAAGGGCAACATCATTTGACTTGGTATTATTAAGAATACCAAAGTTTTCAGGATCGACCGGTATTTCACAAAGTTGGGATAGTGGTGTTGGTTATGATTATTACGATTTTGGAGTAACAAATTTAAACGATAGATCATTCTCAACAAGACCGTCAAATTGGTTTGAAAGAACAACAATCAATGATTGGTCAACACCGGGAATTTACGACAATACAAATTCAATTACAGGATTAACAGGTTTAAGATACAGTGCGTTAACAGTTGTTGATACACAACATTTTGAATATGGCGATGAGAATATTGAGTTTAACATGACAAACGAAATTAACGGTATTTTAAATGGAAGTATTACTGGTGTTACTGGATGGATAGTCGCATATTACCCACAAGTTGAGAATATTTCAGGGATGAGTGAAAATTACTCTGTAGGGTTCTTTTCCCCTCACACACAGACATTCTATGAGCCGTACCTTGAAACGTCCTACAATGACCTTATTATAGATAATAGAAATGATTTCCACGCAGGAAGCAATAATAATTTATATCTATTTGTACATGAATATGGAAATGCGGTTAATTTAGATTCAAACCCCACTGTAAATATTTTAGATGGTAATGGCGATCCCGTTGCGGGATTCACAGGACTAACAACGTGTAGAGTCACAAAAGGGGTATATAAAGTTGCTGTAAATAACTTTATCCCTTCTACAATACCTTGTGTGTTCTATGACTCATGGAAAGGTCTTTATATTAATGGAGTCGCAATTACGGACGTTGAAAATGAATTTGTTGTTTTAGAAAGAGGGGGTAACTATTTAATTGGTACCTCAACGGAAACCCCCAAAATTTATGGATTTAGTTTTGATGGTATAAAACAAAACGAAAAGATATTAAATACAGACATTAGAAAGGTAAATTTAACAATAAAAAAGGCTTACTCAGCAAGACAATTATTAGATAATGTTGAAGCGTATTATAGAATATATGTTAGAGAGGGAGCCAATACCGAAGTACAGGTTCAGGATTGGACAAGGGTAAATAAAACTTCAGATAGTTATTATTTTATGTTTGACACAACAGATAAAATACCTAATGAATATTTTGTTGACATGAAAGTAGTTTCAGACAGAAATACTGATACTTATAAAAGAGAACTACAGTTCCAAATAGTTAATAGAAAATGATTATGAAAAATTTAGACAGATTAATAAAAAAAGTTTTAAGAGAAGAACAAGAGTCTTCAAGATATATGTTCTTTTCTAATTTAGAACAAATGAAAAGACAATGTGAAATATTATTAGATATGGATCACAACGAAATAGAATCTATTTTAGAAAACGGTCATGATTGGGCACAAGACCATATATCTGAAGCGAAAAATAATATGGACCAAGTTTTTGATTTTATTATGAATGAGACGGAAAAAGATGGTATGGAAATGACTATGAATATTGGCGATAAAGAGATGGTGATGGGTGAAGGTAGAAAAAAAACAGGAACACCTCTTTGTGCTAGAGGTAAGGCATCAGCAAAGGCAAAATATGACGTGTATCCCTCGGCATATTCGAACGGACACGCTGTTCAAGTTTGTAAAGGAAAAATCAAAGGACTTGATGGTAAAAGGTATTGTTAAGGAGCTTATTGTTAAAGACTACTTAAAACATTTTTAATCACAAAATCTAAAGACTCTTTTTGAGTCTTTTTCTTTTTAGGTTTGTAGGAAGTCATTACGGGTTTTTGACCTTTCCCTGTTTGAGTGTCTTTTTTCTCTGCCGCCCTTTTTTGTTGGCATGCAGCCTTTTTAGCTGAATCACTCATTTTGCCAGCAACGCCAGCGGCTCTACATTTAGGATATGATTTACTATCAGCATCCGATCTTCCACAAGGTGGATGTTTACCATCAACTTTACTACATATATTTACCCAAGGACCTTTAGGTTGTTTAGAACCTTTAGGTTTTTTCTTGGTTCCAAACCACACAGCTAAATCTTCAGTTAAAATATTATCTAATTCAACCCACTCTTTGATTGGTACTATTTTGGTATTCTTACCAGGATATCTATTGATTGGGTTACCGTCACCATCACTTAAAGTAGATTCAGGATGATTCTTAATATAGTTATAAATTTTCTTTGCCATTTTTTCTTCTTTGTTTCTTTGTTTCATATTTCTTTCCATTTTACCATCATATGAATCATACGCTAAATCAGGACTTTTGTAATTCGACACAACAACATTAAAAGGGGCTAATACGTTTGGTTTGAAATACCTTTCTCCAGGTAAAAGTGGTGCGATATAACTTCCTCTAGAACCACCTGTCGATGTTGCCTCCTTTAACACTTTTTTAATGGTTAGTTCGATCATAACTATAAATATCTTGTTAAACAAAAAAGGAGACAATTACTTGTCTCCTTTCTCTTATTCGGTATTTAATTGATTATCTCAATTCTCTCAAGTCAAATGTTCTTACTCCATCAACTGTGATACGTCCGTAGAAACGGTTGTTAACCATTTTCTTAGCGTAACGTGTCATTATTCCTTTAATCGGAGTAAAGTTGAATGGATTGTACATTGTAGGAGTTAATTGTAGAGGTACGTACGGTGCGTAAACGTAACCTGTATCAAGTAAAGATGTACCTTTGTGTCCTAACAAAACTGTATTTGGTGGGAAGTAAGGGTCACGGTATACTTGGTAACGTCCTGCTAATGTACCAACTCTTTCAATACCCATGTTGTACTGATCTTGCTCAGGAGCTGCGTTAGATACGTGGAAGTATTCTAAATCATCAAAGATTGCAGAGATTTCAGAAGAAACAACGATCCAGTTAGCACCACCTCTCAAAGTAGATTTGTGGATTTGTGCCGAAATTTGGTTAACCGCAGTTAACAAAGTTTGGTTCCAATCTTTTTGAGTGTATTGTGTTAATGGGTTAGCCGTTGTACCTCTTTTCCATCCGTTGTAATCCCAACGTAAGTTCCAAGCCGCACCTTTACGTAAGTCACGTAAAATTTCACGGTCGATTTCTGCCGCAACTTGCTCAGATAATAAAGCTGTTAATTCAGCTTCAGCATCGATGTTGTGGAATGCAGAAACGTCTTGTGCCAATTCAGGAGACCATTGTGCTCTTAATTTTCTTTCTGTTACAGATACAGTTACTGACTGTAAGTCAAAAGAAACCTCACCAATTCTGTCTTCAAATTCTAATTCTTTGTAGATTCTGTAAGTTGCTGTGAAAGCAGCATTTACCGCAGTAGCACCAACAGCTTGTGTAGTGAAACCACTATATCCGTCAAGCGAATTAGCTCCAACTGAACATGGTACTTGTGTGTCAATTTCTAAATAGATAAGACCGTCGTTTGTACAGATGTTATCGTAGTCACCACCATTACCTGTTGTAGGGAAAGTTGTAGACGCTTGAGAACCGTATTGAACGATACCTTTACCATATTTTTGAGTAACAACTCTAAATAATAATGCTCCTGTACCTAAAGTTGATCCTTGAGATGTACCTGAGAATCCATTAGGTGTAGTACTTGTATTAATTTTAATTTCTAAACCTGATAAGAATGCTTCGTTATCTATCTCATTACCGTCAGGTCCGATTAATTTACCTTGACCTGCAGAGTTAAATCCTGACATAGCGATAAGAACTTTTCTAAATTCTTGGCTAGCTCCGTACGCTGACAATGGTAAAATACCCCCGTTCCATGCTACAGTAGTAGCGGAAACCGTTCTAGCAGAGAATTCACCTTTTGAGTAATCAAATAATCCTGGAGGATCTAATGATGGCTCGTTACCTTCGTAAAATCTGTCATAAAGATTTTTATCGTTAGCTCCGTAACCAGCACCTGGTGTTGTAGAACCACCAGCACCAATTGGTTGGTAGTGAGAACCACCTGTAGTTGGGTCTTGTGTTGCAGTTCCGTTTACATCGTACCCTTGAATTTTAGGGATGAAGTAAAACAATTTACCGATAGGTAAATTCATAGCTTGTACAGATACTAAATCGTTAGCCAATAATTTAGAGAATACACGTCTTACGATAGGGAAAACTACAGTTTCGAAAGAACCTGAACTATCTGAAGATGCTGCCTCGTTAATCAAATGTGACGCTTGGTTTTCATACAATTGCGCCATATTTTCTTTAATGTGTCCTTTAAGACCATCTAGGAACCCTAATTTGTCCCATTTGTTAATTGTGTCTTCTTTGATAACTTTAAGGTGTTTTAACCCGATGTTACCTACAAGACCTGATTCTAATAATGCTCCCATTTTATTTTTTTTAATTTGAGTTTATTTATTGTTTATTATTTAATTTTTGACATCAAATCTCTCATTCTCATGAATTGAGGATTCTCGTAAGTTTTACTTTCAATCAAGTTTGATGCTGATCCGTTAGATGGGGTCTTAACAACTTGTCTCTGAATTGATTCAGTAACAACTTCGTTAGAACCTTTACCTCCGTCCAATTCATTTTTGATTGATTTGTAAAGTGATTTTGATTCTTTGATAGATTCAACATTATCAAATCTTCTCAGAATGTTTATTTTTTCTTGTTTTGTTGTAGAGTGTTCAGTGAACAATCTTGTTGAATAAGCCAAGTTTGAGTTGAATACTGCAACTTCATTCAATTTGTTTCTAAAGAAATCCAAAGCCTTTTTATATTCTTCATTTTTCTCTCTTAACAAATTCATTTCTTTCGCAACACCTTCGTTTGTTGGTCTAACTTTCATTTTAGGTAACCCTTTTCTTTCTGGATAGTTTCTACTTCCGTTTCCTAAAGTTCTCGCCGCTTCTGCAGTTTCACCAGGAATTTCATCATATGTAGACACATCAGATTCCATATAATCACCTTCCATTTTTTCGTCATCCATCATGTCAACATCTTCATCCATCCAACCTTCTGTGAATTCTTCTTCATCCATGTATTCTTCATCCATTTCAGCTTCAGTAACTCCGTGTTTGATTTTTCCAAAAGAAAATTTAGGACCTTTACCTGTCTTTTGAGATTTGGTACCGTCCGCCATGTCTTCTTTAAAACCTTTGTTGTTAACAGATGATTTTTTAAATCCTGACTTCATGCTTCCAAAACCAATTCCTACAGGTTTCATTGATTCTTGAACTTCAAGTTCGTAAACAACTTCTTCCTCTTCATCCATGTACTCTTCGTCCATATACTCTTCGTCCATATACTCTTCGTCCATATACTCTTCGTCCATTTCGATTTCATTGGTTTCATCTTCTTCAAAGACTAATTCATAGATAACACCCTCGTTTGTTGATTCCATTGGCATCGATTCTATATCTTCTGATTCTCCACCTAAACTAATCATGTAATCATTGTTTGTGTTAGTGTCAGTTAAATGAATATTATCACCATCTTTTTTAATAATGATACCATCTTCATCGCCCATAGCTTTCCAAACTTTCAATACTTCTTCAGGAGAAGATCCTGTCATGTCTAGTGGTGGCATTTCGTCTTCGTTATCCGTAGGTTCTTCAGTTCCCATAGCAGAGAAATCAAATTCTTCTCCATCTACATCAACATCAGCGTCTACTTCTGTTTCCTCTGTACCGTCTTCTGTTTCTTCAACGTCCTCGTCACCCTCAAGTGATTCCACGTCTTCCTCATCTTCTATTTGTTCGTACAAAGATTTTTTTGTTGAGCCGTTTAATGACTCTCTTACTAATTCACTGATTTCTT